TGTGTCACTTGAATTTTTAAAGGTTACATTAAACCCATTTATAGTTTTAGTTTCAAGTAAAAAATAGTCTCCTGTTGCCATTCCTTGTGCTGTTATACCAATAGCATAATTAGTAGTCTTGAATGGATTAGTAAATGTTACTGTTTTAGTTGCTGCACCTGAGGTTATATCATTACCACTAAATAATCTATCTTGCATATCTATCTTAATAGATACTTCCTCAACAACAGGAGTAGATGCTAAATCTCTTGAAATCAATACAACTCTGAATTTAAAATATCTAGCTGTATAATCACCTATCACAAAGTTTTGGAAAGCTGTAAAAGTAGAATTATCATCTGAAGTTGAAATCTCTAAATGTGAATTTGCGTTAGCAGGAGTATCTCCATCAAAGTTAGAAGAACCTACATCAAATAGTCCTGTTCTATTATCAAATAAATCATCAGGATTATCAGAGGTTTGTTTTAATGTTGCTGTTAGTCTTACTGTATGCTTTGCACCTATATCTATAACATCTGCAAACAGATAATTACCTATTGCATAAAAGTCAGCATTTGCAACTCCTGAATCAAAAAATCTAGTTGTTTCAGTATCAAAATCACCACTACCACTATCAAATAATTCTGATGAGTCTAGTCTTAATGTACTATCTGCAATTACAGTATTGGTTAATGTTCCTGCAAATAATGGGTGTTCTGCTTGTGTTGTAATATTATTAAATGCTGTAACACTTGTGACATTAGAAATAATTGCTGTTGCGTTAGAACTAAAGTTGCCTAGCTTATCTACTGCTTTCAAAAGATATGTTCCTTGCCTAGCAGGAACAGTTATAGATGTTGCAGGTCTTGATACTTTTTCAACTAAAGATACTGAATTTTGCCAATCAGCAGTTCCATCAATTTCTTCACTAAATCTTAAATTATAATATGCTAAATCTAAATCAGGTATTTGTGTCCAACTTAAATGTGCTTCTTGACCTACAATATTACATGAAAAATCTTCAACATCAGAGGGTGGCTCAATAGCACCTACGATTGTTCTTTGTTCTGTTACATAAGGCGATGAAACACTTAGTGTATTAACTGCCTTAACTCTTACATCATATATTCTTTGGTCAATAACATTAAGAACTCTATGCGATAATCCTGAGCCTTGTGCATAAACAATATAATCAGAGTCTGTGCTTAACTTGTATTCAACTTGATAATAATCAACAAATTTATCTGTACTTGCACCTATAGTAATATCTAAAGCAACAATGACAGTTCCATCATTATATTCTACTAAAGTATCTGTTAATGTAAGACTTGCAGGAGCAGATACAGAAAAAGGATTAGGAAAAGTAGTATCAGGAATAACTGCTACTTCTGTTTTTTCATCAAAGGTATACCAACTATCTTGATGCTCTGTTAATGATAATCCAACTGTAAAGTTTGAATTTAAAGATATCCCATTAACTCTAAATGGTTTTGCGCTAAATCCTGTAATAGGGTGGGTCAGATTAACAATATCACCTATCGCTAAATCTAATGCTTCATAATTAGCTGTTAAATCAACTGCTAAATTATTTCTTGACCTATTTAAAACTATCTCTGCAAACTCTAATGCTTGATAAGGACTTGTGATAGATGGTAAGTCTATTGTGCCTTCTTGTAAGAAACCACCATCAGCAGTTTTTAATGCTTGATGGTCGCTATCACTTTCAGGATAAACAATAGTGTCTGCTTGATAATTCTTTAATGGATTAATAAATGATGCTGAAACTCTATTAAAATTTTCATTCTTTCTTTGTGATTGAACTTTTAAACCACCTATAATGGTATCGGTAGTTAATGTTATTGCTGCACTTCCGGTTGTTTCAATAATCAATTTATATTTACCTTGTGTATAAGGTAAGAAACCCCTCATGCCTTTGACTAGGACTTTAACATTATCAAGAATTTTTCTTGATGTATCTAAAACTGAATTACAATCAAATAAATTAATTTGACTAGCACCTGAATAGGGTGTGACTTGGGTTGTTGCAACTGTACTGGCAGTATAAAAACTTGGAATGTCAATATCTGCTATTGCAATTCCTTTTCCATATCTTTCATTAGTTAAGTAATCTAATAAACACCATGCAGGGTTTGATGAAAATGCTGCTGTTTGTGCAACTGAACTTGAATTATATGCTACTACTTTTTTACCTTCAACTACTGCTTGTATTCTAGGTATGCCACCGAATTTGTCTTGATTCCATTGTAATTTAAAGGCTATGTATGCGATACCTGATAATTTTGCTAAATTTCCCCAACTACTCAGACCTGTTAATAATGATGCTGCTGATTGTCCGTCAGTTCCAAAAAAAGGTTGTACTTGTATATTTGTTCCAAATCTAGAGTCATTAGAAGTTATAGTTGAGCCATCAGCAATAGAGCCACTAAATGTAACTGTATCATCATCAAATAAAATACTTGTAATGTCATTAATTTCACCTTCTGCTAATACTAAAACTCCATAAAGATATTGATTATCACCCCCTGAAGTTTCTAAAAAAACTCTTGTACCACCAACTAATCGTGTTCCATAGATAACAGGTATATTTGAGTTATTGGATTGCTTGTTAAGTAATACACCTTGTGCTGCTTGATTAGCTGCAGAATTACCAAAATCAGGTATTTCAGGAACAGGAATAAACCAAGATATAAACTTAGTAAATACTTTAGTAATGGAACTTACTATATCACCCATGCCAATGCTCCTTTGTTATAAAAGATTTTTCTATAGTAGTTTTATCTTTAACTCTTAACCAATGCAATTTTTGATTTAAACCAAAATGCTTTATAGCTTGTTCTTTTAACCATTTAGAAAATAACCTTGTTTCAAAACTAAGATAATTAATTATCCATATATTTTTACCACAATTCCATTCAAATCTGTTAATGATAGCTGTTTCCATGAATTGATTTTGTACATTATTATTAAGATATGCCCAATTAATAAAACCTATAATTTTATCTTTATCTTTTAGTATTTGATATTGGTTATTCTCATAACATGGGAGTAAATGATGAATGATATCTATATCGTTAGTATCTTTATATTTATTAAATGATTTATAATAAGGAACAACTTCATCAATCATTTCCTGCCCCATAATATGTCAGTTACAGTTAATGCTGCAAATTCCATACCAACATCTGTACTAAAGAATTTTTGTTGACTACCTGTATTTGTTTGTCTGCCACCAATACGACTAAAGTCTGAAAAATGAGAAGTACAAGAAAGACTCATAGTTGCTCTTTGTGTGTTAATAGTAAAACTTTCTATATATCCTCTATCAAAGTTAAATGTATCTATTAAAGCATCTGAGCCATTTAATAAACCTACATCAATCGTAACTTCATCATTAGAAACATTATTATTTAATACTGCTGCAACATAAGTATTATCAACAGCTGATAATGATATTTGAAAGTTAGCTACATTAATTTCTGAACTTTCTGACTTACTTGATATATTTAATAAATGACCACTAGAGGTAAATGTATTTCCATCACTTACTATATCTTTATAATGATTAGTTAATCTAACAACAGTCGCAAATCCTATTGTTAATAGTATAATTGGCTTAATAGATTGATTGGCAAATTCTGTTTTGAGGTCACTCGATAATCCTCTTGCCATTATAGAGCCTCAATAAAATCTAATTCGAATGTGTATTGGTCTATAACACTTGTTTTAAATTGTTGAATATCATTAGATAATCTGACTGTAAATTCTACTCCATCATAAGTAACTGCCTCATCATTAGCTAAATTACTTCTTAAAGGTGGCTCAATAGTAACTGTTGCTTCATTGCTTCCGTCTGCTGTTACATCAGCAACAACCATATAAACCTTAGTATGATTAGCAAACTTAATAAAATCTCCTGCCAATAAACTTCCAGTCATACCATCAATATCTATTGTAGTATCACCTGCTGTATGTATTCCATTAACTAATACTGTTCCTGAGATAGTACCTTTAGCATTTTTTAAATCAGGTAATGATACTTGAAATGTATTTTGTTGACTTCTTTGTTTCATAATAAAAGCTAATACAGGTGAAAATGTTGCTCTAGTCATTGTCGGATAAGAAGCAGTAAAAGAAAATCTCTGACCATCAATTTGTGTGCTAAACATTTTACCACTATCAGTTGTTGAGGTAATAGTTTTCTGTTCACTTGTAAAACCTATAGAATTAAATTCAGGTGAGGTTGGTAATGTTCCACTCATACTAATGCTTCCTTTCCTTGACTATTTAAAGCATCATTAATTACATTAACTATGGTTGCTCTGCGTTTAATTAATAACTCATCAAACCCTTGTGTGTCATTGGCATGAATATTTACATTGATGGTTTGGTTACCACCAAGTTGGTTATTAGGTATAATTGTACCTGCACTATCAGGTAGAAATAATTCAGGACCACCTTCTCCCACAAGACTTGCTCTACCAACAGGAGGTCTACCACCTTTTTCAAATCCTTTTATTTTGTTCACCATGCCCATACCTACAGCAACTGCTCCTGCTGCTGCTGCTATATTAAATGGAAATGGTATAGAGGCAAAAGTTTTCAATGCACCTTGATAAACACTCATTAATGCTTTTTTAATTGAGTCTGCTTTAAACAATGCTAAAGATTTTTTTAAAGCAAATTGAATTGCACTACCAATTAATGCTTCAACTAATGCTCTCTTAATTGCTTCACCAAAAGATTTCATACTTAATTTACCTGTCATAACAAAATCAGTAAGTGTTGATTTTAAACTTGTAAATGCTGTCTTACCTGCTTTAGCAAAAGTTTCTGCTATATCTTTATCCATAGCACCTTTAAATCCTTCTTTAAACTCACCCATTTTTTCAGTTAAAAATCCAAGTGAGTTTGTTGTTTCTTCAAATCCAATGCTCATTTCTTCGAAAGGTATATCGTGTAAAGATTCATTAATACTATCAATCATTAACTTCACATTTTCCATAGCAACTGCATTACCCTCTAAAGAGGGTATTAAAGCAGTTAATTCATCTTTTAATTTTGCTGCTTCTGTTTGTAATTTATCGTATTCAGGAGTATTAGATTGTTCTAATGCACTTAATTGTAAATTTAATATTTCAACTGCTGCTGCAAAATCTTCAATAGTTTTTGGTTTGTCAAAAGCACTTAATAATTTATCTAAAAATCCTGTATAATCTGCTAATAAAATAGTACCTGCTGCAAGTAATCCTGCTATATTTTTCATAGAAACTTTAGTAAAAGCTACCATAGCAATACTTGCTCGACCAATAGCTATTGATAACCCTATAAATGCTTTTGACATTCCAAAAACTACTAATGCTAAACCTGCTTTTTTAATTAATTCAATATTATCTAATAAAAATCTAAAAGCATCTGCACCTAAAGTAACAGCATTTGCTAAACCTGTACCTACTGCTTTTGCTATTTGTAATATAGTTTTTTCATTTTCTGCTAAAGCTACATCTAATGCTCCAAATTCTTTTTTAAGTGCTACAAAAAATTTTTCTGCAACTTCTTTTTGAAAATTAAAATATTTATCTCCTATCATAGATAAAGTACCTTCTAAGGTTTTAGCTAATTCATCTGTTGCACCTGCAAATTCACCATTTGCTCCAAATGTATTAAATAAAGCATCTCTTGTTTCTTTAATAGAAACTGTTGCACCTGCACTAAATCCAAGCATTGATTTAACACCTTTTTCTCTAAATAAATCAGCACTAGAGATACCTGCTGATAATGACCTTTGAATTTGTTCTGAAGTTGTTGCAAAATCTAATCCTGTAACTGCTGCCACATTACCTGTTAATTCCATTATTTTAGCTAATTCGTCTGCATCTTTACTAACTACTGCTAAAACACCTGCACCTTTTTGAATTTCACCTAATGAAAATGGAACTTTACTTGCAAATTTAGCCATTGCATCAAATGCTCTTGCACCTTCTTCAACACTACCAAATAAGAATTTTAATCTAACTTGTAAATTTTCAATACTTTTACCAACATCTATAAATGATTTTACAATAAGACCTGCTCCTAAACCCACAAGTGCATTTCTTAAATTAAAAACTGCTGACTTTGTTTTATCTAAGTTTCCTTGTACTTTATTTAAGGCTTGTTTGCTTTTATCTTTAGCAACAATATTTATATTTAAGTTTTTATCTGCCATTGTTTATCTTACTTATGCGTTGTTGCCTTTCATTTTCTTCATGTTTTAATTCATGATAGGATAACCACAACATAAACTCATATGTTGACATTTGCAATACTTCTGCAACAGTTTTATGAAGTCTTTCAGCGATTGCTAAGACATTATAGATTTCAGGTGTTTCTTTTATTTTTTTTTTAAAGCAGGAATATCGTCATTAGAGTTCATAATAGCCGAAGATACTCTAGCTACAACATCTGTATCAGCTTTAACTTTAAACTTTAGTTTATGCTCCATATTAAACATTTTATCACCATCTTTAGTTAAAGACTTCTCTATAATAACATCAATGAGAACATTTAAATCATTATCTGAAGCACCTTTAAATATTTTAGACTTTTCTAACATATTAAAAGGTTTGGAATAAATTGCTTTATCACCAACTAAACCCCATTCAGGAACTTCAATAATCTTAGTTTCTAGTGACTCGAAGTGACCTTTGACTCCTTCAAAGAAGTCGATTTTTTCAGTTGTCATGTATTATTAAGAAACAGTACCTATTGTTAATGCACCTGAGCCTTGAAAAGCTACAGTTCTTGTTACTACACCATCTAATGCTGTTGCTACTGCCATTGATGTGACAATGCCTGAGCCTACAAATGATTCATCACCTGAAGTATTACCTTCAGGTAATAGTGTGAAACTGATTGATGTTCCTGCTAATAAAGCTCCTTGTGCAGTATCTGCTTCGTCATAGTGCATATCTACTGAACCTGAGAATGCAGTTCTACCTGCTATGTATGTTTTTGCTGTATCGCTTAATGATGTATCTTCTACAACGTCTGCTGTAGTATCTAAGGAAAATCCTGTCACTTCACCAATGACATCAGTACCTGCTTTGATTACACCTTCTTTGCCGTGATGTGTTGCCATTTTATGTTACCTCTATATCTTTGTTAATATGTTTTTCTTTTTTATCTTCTTTTTTTGGTTTTTCAACTGTTTTATTTTCAATCTCAAAACCTTTCTGAACATAACCTAGTTTTAAAAACTTATCAAGGTTATTGGGATTAATAGTAATTATATTTTCCCCTTTAATCATTATTATATCTTTAGCCATTATGCTGTACCTCTTGTAAATTCATATAAAACTCTTACCACAATTCTAACTGCTCCGATAGGAAATAATACACCTTCATCTGCTGATGCATCTACAATCTGTGTATCAATAGCATTTCCATTTCTAGTAATATCATTATCAAGTGTTTCTTCTACGACTTCAATTAATTGGTTTCTTGCAGTATCAATATTTGTTGTTGTGCCTTTAACATAACCAACTATAACAAAATCAATAGTTCCTGACCTTTTACCTGTACTATTACTACCCATAGTAAAATCTTCTCTGCTTTCATCACTTGTAGAGATATAAACGGCAGGAAATTGTGCGTTACTTAATTCTTCAGCTTCAAATGGCTCTCTTGAAATCTTCTTAAATGTAATTGGTGAACTAACTGCTGTTAGTTTAGTTACTATATCGGTGGCTATATCTTCTCTTTTACTCATATTCTTAATTCCCTAGCTAATATCTTAAAAAATAATCTTTGTATTTTCTTTTGTTCATCTTTACTTATTCTAAAAAATTGTCTAGTAATTTTTTTCTTACCTACACCAAACATATCGTGAAATGCTGCTTTTTTATTAGCAAGATTTTGTCTAAAGAACAATACACCTTTACTAGCTGAAACTTTAGTTGTTAAAGAACTAAACATTTGACCTGTGTCTGTTAAATCAACTACTCCTGATTGCTTAACTCCTGCTCGTTTATAATTAGGTGAATAGGGTTTAAATCGTTTACCATAAGCATCAACACCTTTATTTTGTGTTCTATCTATAATTGCATCTATTTCAAAAGCTGAAACATTTGCTAGTGACT